CACTTACCAATCTCTCGCCAAGCCTCTCCTGGGCGCGCTGGATCTGAGTCGACCGTGGTCGATGCCGGCGTACCAGGCGAGATCCCGCCGAGGCTCGTCACGTCTACTCTGGGGTCTGAGACATTCGGCACCGAGGTCGCAGCGTGGGCAGCCGATCACCTTGGCGTCGAGCTGTATCCGTGGCAGAAGCAGGTGCTCGACGGCATGCTCGAGCACGACAACGGCACGCTCCACCACAGATGGGCTCTCGTCAGCACCGCACGCCAGAACGGCAAGAGCAAAGGTCTGCTGGCGCCGCTCATCGGCTGGTGGCTCACCCGAGGCCGGTTGGTCCGCGGTGGCCCTCAGTCTGTGATCTCGGTAGCCCACAAGATCAGCATCGCGCAGGACGTAGCGAACCAGATCTTCCCGATCCTCGAGGAGCGGTACGAGTACAAGACCTACGAGAGCCACGGCCGTATGGAAGCAGTGCACGAAGACGGCAGCCGCTGGCGCATCGAGGCCGGCAACTCCCGCGCCGGTCACGGCACATCGAACGATCTGGTGATCGCCGACGAAATCTGGAAGCTCGAGGCTGAAGTAATCGAGGCCGGCCTGCTCCCAACGCAGCGAGCTCGGCGCGATCCGTTCGCTCTGTTCGTCAGCACCGCCGGCACCGAGCAGTCGCGCTTCTTCATTCGGTGGCGTGAGCGCGGCATGCAACAGATCGAGAAGGGAGAACCTGGCCGGCTGTACTTCGCCGAATGGTCGCCACCGCCGAACGTCGCAGCGACCGACCGCAGCTACTGGCACATGGGCAACCCAGCGATGGGGCTCGGCGAACTCACAATGCAAGACCTCGAGGACGAGCTGCAAGCACCCGATCGCGATAACTTCATGCGCTCAAGCCTCAACCTGTGGACCTCCGCGATCGGCAGCTGGATACCCGCGCAAATATGGCCCGCGCTGGAAACCGACGAACCAATGCCGGCCGGCGGTGTGCTCGCCGTCGACTCCGATCTCGACGACATGCGCTACAGCGGCGTCCGTGTCGCCCAACGCGAAGACGGCCACCTGCAGGTCCTTTCCGAGTTCGTCGTTGAGAACCTTGACCAGATGTGGGAAGAAGTACACCGCGTCACCGACGACAAGACCGTCAAGCTGCTACTCACTCCAGGGCTCGCCGCAATCTGCCCGCTTGACCTCCAGCGACGCATGGACATCTTCGGCCAGCAAGAGATCACCCGATACACCGCGATCGTCCGAGGCATGATCCTCGAGCAACGCCTGCACCACGCCGGCCAAATGGCGCTCACCGAACAAGTGCAGCGCGCCGTCGCCGGCCGTAACGGCGCCACGATCACCCTGGCATCCCAGAAGAGCCCAGGTCCGATCGAACAGTGCCGATGCATGGTCGCAGCTGCCGGCCTTGCAGCTCGACCCACCGCAAAGGTTCGCAAGCCGCAGCTCGGGATAGCGACATGACGACCTCGACGCGATTAGTCTGGGCCCGTGGGTCTGTTCACTCGTAAAGAGCCGCCGGCGTTCGGGACCAGTGCGCCGGTCACGGCCGCCGCTGGCTACGGTGGACGCCCTGGCCCGTTGAGCCAGTGGACCGTAGGGGCACAGGTTCAGCGGGCTCTGTCTATCCCCACGGTGTCCCGTGGCGTCGGTCTCATCACCTCGACCATCGCCGGCCTTGACTTCAAGACGTACACGCTCGGCTGGACCGGCGAAGAGTACGAGCGCAACTACATCCCGAACGAGACATGGATGCAACGGCCGAACCCTGAGGTGACGCGGAGCTTTATGATCTCCTCTACGGTGCAGGATCTCATGCTGTGGGGCCGCGCCTTCTGGGTCAAGATGACCGAATACTCGACCGGCTTCCCCGCGTCGTTCATGTGGATACCACACGAGAACGTGTACACGCCGAACGACGCCGGCCCCGAATGGTTTCGCATGCCCGACGACATTGAGATTAACGGCGTGCCGATCGACCCCGCGAACGTCGTCACATTTCTGTCACCGATCAACGGCATGCTGTGGACCGGCAACCGCGCCATCCAGATCGCCACAGAGCTCGACGCGGCCGCGCTACGTTTCGCCACCAACGCCGGCGGTATCGCCTCGGGCTACCTGCAGCAGAAGGACTCAGGTGAACCGCTCGGAGGCGAAGACCTGACCGAGCTCGCCCAAGCATGGGCAGACGCCCGCGGCAAGCTCGCGGTCGGCGCCCTGAACAACTTGGTCGAGTGGCGCGAGAGCTCGATCGACGCCTCCAAGCTGCAGCTCCACGAAGGCCGGCAACACGCCGCGCTCGAACTGGCCCGCGTCCTCCAGGTGCCCGCCTGGCTCGTAGGGGTCTCGATATCTTCAATGACGTACCAGAACTCGCAGCAGGCACGGCAGGATCTCATCCTGTTCGGCGCGAAGCCGTACATCGACTGCCTGCAAGAAACACTTTCACTCAACAGCGTCATCCCGAATGGTCGCTACGTCGAGCTCGACGTTGTGAAGTACATTCGAGATGTGGAGAACGCCGCAGACACACAGGAGACCGAGGCATGACCACGATCCGCATGACCGCCCAAGCGGTCACCGTCGACGCCGCTGCAGGCGACGAACCCACCCGCACCATCACCGGCATCGCCGTCCCCTACGGGGTCGACGCTGTGGTGATGGGCGGCCAGACCGTCCGCATCGAAGCAGGCGCCCTGCCGATCGACGGACCCGCGCCACGGCTCCTCGAGCAGCACGACACCAACCGTGTCGTCGGTCTCGTCACCGAGCGCAGCGACACCGAGGAGGGCATGATGTTCTCCGCGAAGATCGCCGAAACCAGCGCCGGCGATGACCTGCTGGCGTTGCTCAAGATGGGCGCCTACGACTCCGTGTCGGTCGGTATCGAGCCGATCGACGTTGAGCAGGACGGCAAGACCACTGTGGTCAAGGCCGCCAACTGGTCAGAACTCTCCGTGGTCTACGAACCCGCGTTCGCAGACGCGAAGATCACCCAGGTCGCCGCCTCCGCCGAGGAGGAGGAGATCGAACCCCAACCCGATCCAGAGGAGGATCACATGTCCGAAGAGTCCACCCCAGAGGTCGTGGAGGCCGAGCCCGTGAAGGCTGAAGCCCCCGCAGAGCGACCCACCACCGTGTTCGCACAGCCCCGCAAGCTGCAGCTCCCAGGAGTCGGCGAGTACATCATCGCCATGCGTGAAGGCGGCCACCGCTGGCATCAGATGAACGAAAACATCCGCGCTGCCACCGGCGACGTTGTTGTCTCCGACGCTGGCGGCTTGGTGCCCACGCCGGTCGTGCAGCCATTGTACGACGACATCAACGCGCTGCGCCCGATCGTGTCCGCGCTGGGCGCCCGCTCGATGCCCGACGCGGGCTCGACCTTCTTGCGTCCGAAGATCGCCAACCACAGCGGCGTCGCGGTCCAGAGCTCCGAGCTCGGCTCCGTCAACACTGCAGACTTCGACATTTCGAACGTCACCTTCACGAAGAAGACCTTCGCCGGCACGCTCCTCCTGAGCGAGCAGGTGATCGACTTCTCGACGCCGAGCATGCTGCAAGCCGCCGTGAACGACCTCGCCGGCCAGTACGGTCTCGCCACCGAGGACTATGTGGTCGACCAGATGGCGGCGGCGATCACCAACTCGCAGGAAGTCATCGTGACCGACGCGACGAGCTCGAGCGAGTTCATCGCCGACATGTACACCGCAGCTGCCTCGATCGCAACGACCGGCAACTACTTCCCGAACGCACTCGTGGTGTCACCGGCGAAGTGGGCAACGCTCGGCAGCTTGGTCGACGGCGACGGCCGGCCACTGTTCCCGCAGGCAGCACCGTCGAACTCGGCCGGTCTGCTGCCCGACGGCGTGACCGCCGGCAACGGCAACCCGCTCGGCCTGAGCCTGGTCGTGTCGAACCAGATCGGTACGCAGGCGATCGGCAACAAGACCGCCACCGAGTACTACTGGCTGATGAACACCCGCGGTGTCGAGTTCTACGAAAACTACAAGGGTTTCCTGCAGGTCGCCAGCGCCACCACGCTCGGCCTCCAGGTCACCGTTCGCGGCTATGTGGCATGCGAAGTGCTCGATGTCAACATGATCCGAGTGCTCGGCCCCGACGCCACCTTCTGAGCCCCTGAGGACTGCACGACGCTATGGCTACCTTCACTGTCACACATGCGTGGCGACTGGATGGCTATGGCGTCGTGCAAGTCCTGGAGCATGTCGACGGCCTCATTGTTGGCTCAGACATCAACATCAGCGGTCTCTCACAGACCAACCTCAACGGCAACCACACGGTCTACAGCCTCGAGAACTACAGCTTCACCGGCGTCACCGACGAAGGCGACCTGGTGTTCAACACGCAGATCGAACGGCCGAACCAGATCCTGTTCGCCGACTCAGGCGACGACATCGACCGGCAAACAGACAGCGGCACCCTGCAATACACGCCGACCTGTACCTGGATTGACAGCGACGATGTGATCGAATGGCTCGGCATTGACGGCGCCACCGCGAACGACACCGCGTTCGTGTCGACCTGTGTCGACGCTGCCAACGCTTTCTGCTCAAGGCGGCGACGCAGCGCCGGCTACTTCGACGCGCTCAACACCGCACCAGACGGCTCCGTCAAACTTGGCACCGTCATGTACGCAGCGA